TCATTCGGCCGGGTCAAAAAGCGTCATCTGATCCTTTCGCTGCCTGCGGTGCTTCCTGACGATTTCGTAGATCAGCCCTTCTGAAATTCCGAACTCCTGGACCAGCTTGTCGGCGTTCGATCCATCGTAGCGCTGCAGGATGTGCAACTCCAGACGCTTGCGAGCCAGGTCATCCTTGACCGGGAAAACAAATGTCAAACCGGCCCAGCGCCGATGCAGTTGGAACGCCACCTCCTCCGACTCGGGCACCGCCTTCTCCCGAGGAATCCCGTTGCGCACGAACGCTTCGACGATCAGTTCGGCCAGCTCGCTGAGCATGTTGTTCCGGCGGCGGATCTGCTGCGAACGGATCTCCTTCATTATTACCTCCGCTTGCTATCTGCGGCCGCCTGGAGCGTTTCCACCAGGGCCTTGAGGATTGGACGCTGCCGCCGCCATCCTTTCGGCAGCTGTTCCAAGCCGGCCGCCTGTTCTGGATGCTCAATGCCCAGGCCCAGGCAGAGCCGATCCACTTCAGCGAGTAGGTACCGCTTCTCCTGCTCGACATGCAGCGCCGCCAGAATTGCCGTGAGCTGATCTGGTTTCTTCAGCCAGGCGACCTTGGCCACGCCGAACATCTGCTTTGCGATCTTGTCGGCGTAACTCCAGGGCAGCCTCATCTCGGCCAACTGCGCCTCGATGACCTGGACCTCGGCGGGCAGTTGACTGAAGTTATGCGGCTTACCGGCTGCTCGCTTGCTGGGCTGTGGTTGCCAGCCCAGGCGCTTGAACTCCGTCAGCAACTGCTCGGCCTGGCGCAGGTTCAGATCCCGCGCCGACCCCTTGCCGAACATCGCCTGCAGCTTCTGCCGATAGACATCGTCCTGCAGACCGAGCTGCTGACGAGCGATGTGGATCTTGCTGAGTAGCCCCCTAGCGAGTGCCATGGAACACCTCCATGCCATGCCGACGACCCAGCCGGCGCAGCTCGGCATCGCTGACACCTAGCTCGCGAGCGAGCCTGGCCGTCTGCGCGGCCAGCAGCGCCTGGGCGGCGATCATCCGGCTCAACCAGACCTTCGGGTTCACGCCAGGAGCCGGCTGCAAAGCCGGCACGGGCGCTGGTGAGCGTTGGGGCTCGGTCTTTGCTTGCGCACGCGGTGCAGCAGGCTTGGCTTTGAGCGACGAGTTCTCGGCCAGGGCACCGTTGTATACCGGCGTCTTCATGGGATTGATGACGAAAGTGTCCGGCAGCTCGCGCATCTTGTACCCGACTTTCTCGATCTGCCCTCCGCCGGCCAAGAACTGCTGAACCAGTTCGTCCAGCTCCTGGGCCTCCTGTCGCTTTACGTCAGCATCACGCCGAGGCGGATCGCCGGCCGTTGAGTGGTAGCGCTCCATCACCTGGCCTCCTTGTTGAGCTGTCGAATGCGGCTGTGCAGCTTCTTCTCGACGGTCTTCTGCAGGCCGGGTACCGAGAGCGCAGCACGGCATTGCTCTAGATTGAAGCTGTCTAGAGCGCGCAGGCGATCATCAGCACTCACTGCACCGTAGTCCTTGTCAGGACGGATGAACGGATTGGCTTGCGACATCTCACACCCCCTGAGTAAGCCGAGCCACGGCCTGGTGCCCGATCCCCTGGTGCAGCCGCGCGCGCTTGCCCGCGGCATACCCCGCTTCACTGGCCACTTCGTCACGTGCCTTGAGCTTGCGGCGCTTCATCTCGAACTTGCCGACGTCAGCGTGGTGCTTCGCCATGTACGCCTGAATCGCGTCTGCGATGTTGTCGTCGACGCCCGCGAACTGGTCGACCTTGGCGTACACGGCCTCGATCCATCCATGCGCGAAAGCATCTCCACGGGCTACCTTGGTGGACCGCTTGCAGCGTTTCTGCGTGCTCAGGAAGTCCTTGCGCGCCTTCTGCAGCTGTCGCTCCAGCACCTGGTAGGCGTAGCCGGTCAGCTCCGGCGCTGCCGCGCAGCCGACGAACAGGAACGAAGCGCTTTCGAAATAGGAGGTGCAGATGATCAGGTGCGTGCCAAAGGCATGGCAGCACACTTGAGCGAGGCTCACCCGCCAGGCCGGCGGTTTTCCATCCGAGCCAGCGGGAACCTTGGTTTCGCCAGCCATGCTGGCCAGCACGTCGCCCATCTCCAGGTTGTAGGCTTCCATCAGTTTGTGGGCATGACGCAGCGCGATCTCGGCCTCGTTCGGGTTGGAGCCCCGTCCCTTCGCCATTTCCAGGCACTTCTTGATCTTGTCGAGGATACGGTCCTGGTCCATGTCACACCCCTGCGATATCAAGAGGAATGGAGCGGTACTGGTCGGTGTCCCCGACCCGCTCCTGGATACGCACGTACGCCTTGGTGCTCACGACCTGGACAGCCTCGCCGATGGCCTGCATTGCACGCTGCCAACGTTCGTCATCGATCTGCAGGCGGCGCAGGGCAAGCACGCTGCCGGTACGGATGTTCCCTGCTTGGTCCACGCGGAACGCATCGTTGATCAGCGTGATGACCTCTGCGCGAGCGCCTTCTGTCCATTCGTGGAGGCACTCGTCGATCAACGCCTTGGCCGCCTGCAGGCGCTCGTCGAAGGCGATGTTGTCGGCCATGGCCCGAATGACCTTGTAGCGACCGTCGAAGCTGACCAGGGAGGCGTTGCCCTTCTTGCCACCTACCTTCGCCTGGTACTGCTCGGCCGACAGGGTGATGAAGGCTTCGATATCGCCGAATGTCGCCAGTTTGAAGTCCAGCAACGCCTTGTTCAGGGCCTTCCCCTTGGCGACGATCTCCTGCACAAGGCGGTCCCGCTCCAGGTCGATGGGCTTGATCATTTCTTCAGGCACCAGGCGCCCCTTGGCGTCCATGCGGTACCCGGCGGGAACATGCACTGTTTGTTCAGCCATGGGAGGGTTCCTCTTCGGGATTCGGTACAACGCTCATCTCAGCCAGGGAGACGAACGCATTCAGGATGTGTCCGCAGTTGCTGCAGGTGATCACCAGCTCGATCAAGCTCGGGTCATGAGTTGCAGAGCCTGCGGTGATTTCGGGGTACGGCGTGCTGCACGCGGGGCAGTCGATTTCCAGAACATCAGCCATGCAAGCGTTCCTCCGCTTGACGTTGATCCCGTTTCGCCTTGAGTTGGCGTTCACGGTGGTTGATCACTCCTCGACGCTCAGCCCGCTTCCAGGGATGACTCTCTGGCTTACGCTTCAAGCCAGAAAGATGGTCAGAGCGAGGCGTCGTAAGCGCCTGCTCGATGGACATGCCCTTGGCCAAGCGCTTCTGCACAGTGCTTTTGGCGACACAACCGAAGCGCTTCACCAGGTTGCTCAAGCTGTCGGTGACGCCAAAGACGGTGTACTCATGCCGTCTCGCCTGGTTGACAGCCCGCAAGGCCGCCACCGACCGTTGGCGTCCTTCGCTATCCCGGAACCGGTATCCCTTCAGGTTCTTGGCATGCCTGCGGCGGTCAAAGGACTTGTAGGGATAGCCCCACTCGATATCTGGCATGCGTTCGAGCAGGTCCATGAACTTGACCCAGTGCATCCCGAGTGCCGCTGCGGCGGCCGAGCGGCTGAATCCACGGGCCGCCATGCCGCGGATGTACGCTTCAACGCTCATCGTCAGCGCTCCTCTTCGAGGGCGCTGGCGCGGCAGCGAGCATGCCGTGATAGACACATGCCAGGAAGTCGCGAACCGCACCTCGATCCGGGAAGTAGTACTCGGTATCCTCAACGAGGTAGCCGTCTATTCCGTCTTCGTCGTCGCGGCGTGCGTCCAGCATTTCCGGGGTCGGCTCAAGCGGCACTAGCTTCCACCCCGCCGGCACACTGTGCTGAGCCCGGCAGGTATCCTCGGACGCTTTCACGCACGACTTGATCGATGTCAGCAGATAGGACCATGCGAAACCGCGCTCTTGGTTCGGACGCAACCCCAGCGCACGCGCCACGTCGTCGCGGCATTGCTTATCCAGAACGCGCTGAGGCAGCCCATCGATCAGCGCGATGATGTGATCGGGCATGGTCAGAGCCTCGTAGCGGACCATCAGGTCCGAGGCCTCTTGGCCGTTCAGCAGTGGGTTCTTGAGCGCGACAGCAATGCGGCGAAGTTCCGAGTGATCGCCGGGTTGAACCTCGATGGCTGGAGCGGTGCTGCCATCACTGATCAGTTCCTGCAGGTGATCCAGGACCACAGCGACGTGCCCCATGGTCTCCTGCCAGAACATCGCCGGATGAGGGCTCTTTACGACCTTGCGCAGCGCCGCCATAGAAGCGGAAAGTTTGCTGTCCATCAGTGCACCTTCCTTGCCGACTTCTGGGCGGCACGCTGCTCCTGGAGGTAGGCCGCCATGCTCTGCAGCTCCGCATGCAGCTTGGAGAAGTCCCCAGCGATGAAGAGGTCGATGAGCTTGACCAGCATCCTGTCCAGCTTGTGGATGCCAGTCTTCAGCTCAACCAGTTGCTGGTCCTTCGCGAAGCCATCCTGCAGAACATCCTTCAGGGCCAGGCGGCAGTCCTCTTCGCTCATGGCATCAATGTCCATCAGCGGGGTGTAAGCATGGGTGATGACGGTCATTGGTCTTGCTCCTTCACCGGGGTCGTCCAGGCCACGTCAACACCGAGCAGACTGACGACATGGACGGTGACCTTCCCGTGAGTGGTCTGGCGAATACCGCGGATGGCGTTGCGGAAGCGGCGGTGCAGCCGCAACGAATCCTCTTCGCGGATGAACAGGCGGCGATCGAGCACCGACGTCTGCTCAATCGGAATGCCGGCCTGGCGCAAGGCGCGGGTGGCGCTGTTGACGGCCTCCAGGCAGCGGGCCAGCTCTGGCGTCAGTACTGTGCAGAGCGGCAGATGGGTAGCTTTCGGCTGCTCTTCAGGGAGGCGGCCAGTGATCGGTACGACGTTCATGTCAGGCCTCCCGAACCACGTCAGCAGTGACGCGCGGCTCGCCGACGAGCGCGGCATAGTTCATAGCGGCCTTCACCAGGTTGCCGATGGCCAGCGGATAGAGCAGGCTGGGCTTGTTTTCCTTGACGCCCCCCAGCCTCTCGATGACGGCCTGCAGGCCGGATGCATCGATCACATCGCTCAGTGCCTTGCCAACCCGCTCGAAACGAAACGCCAGGTGCTGTTCCAGCCCGCCGACCGTGAGCGGCGGCAACTCGACGATCTCGATGCGCTGGGCCACCTCTCGGACTTCGCCGTTGCGCGGCGACAACTTGATGAGCAGTTCGGGCTGACCGATCAGGATGATCGACACCAGCTTGGTGTAGCCCAGTTCGAGTTCGCGGTAGCGCTTGAGGTGCTTGATCGTTGGGGTCGATAGGCTGTGTGCCTCCTCGATGATCAGCAGGTGGCGCGAGCCTGCGGTGTGGCTGGCCTTCAGAGCCTTGTGCAGTTGCGCCCAGCGGGCCTGCGAGCTGTTCCGCGGCGTTTGGTCTGGCGCGATCTCCGCCAGGATGGCCTCGGCGATATGCTCGCTCTTGAGGGGCTTGCCCTTGGTGTCGTTGTCTTCCATCCCCAGCACGTATGGCTGAATGACCGTCACCGGGCTGCCTTCCAGGCGATGCTCCAGATCTCGGCGCAAGGTGGACTTGCCCGCCCCTGACTCGCCGATCACTGCCAGGAAACCATCGTGCATAGCGACCTGGTGCATCGCCTCGCGAACATAGCGGATATCAGCGTTGATGAAGATGTCGTCGGCGCTGTGCAGTTCGTCGAAGGGGTCGCGACGGATGTCGAAAGCCTTCTTCGTGGCTGGCAGCAATACCTGTTTGCGCATTAGCATGGGTTCGCACTCCTCGTTTTCTTGAGCGTCTTCGGGGGTTGCAGGGGCCCCGGCGTTGGCGCGCCGGGGCCCCACTTCGTCGAAGGCCTGGCGCACGGTGTCGAACTGCGCGCCCTGAGCCATCAGGTATTCGGTGATCCGCCAGGCCAGTTGCTGCTGGTCCAGCGATTTCGGCCACTGGCTGTGGTTGATCAGTTGAGCGATCGCCGCCGGACTGAGATCGACCGCACGGGCCAGATCGGTCTGCGGCTTGCCGAGGCTGGCCAGGACTTCCTTGAGCTTCAGCATTACGAGTTACCTCCCACAACGCGCAGCGCGGGCCGGCTGGGCGCCGCCTGCAACTGCTCGACGATGCTGTCGAGCTGGTCCTCCAGCACCCCGTCGGGGTAGTTGGACTTGAGCCAGAGCATCGACTCGGGACTCCAGACGCCATCCAGGCGTGCCCGGAGGATCTTGGCGGCTGCCGGGTGACTCAGTGGCGTGCTCTCGACGGTGGGCAGTGTCACGTCGAGCTGCAGCTCGCTGCCCTTGCGTGGCATGAAGGTCGGCAACTGAGCGTCTTCGATATGCTGGTAGGGCTTCAGCCTCCCGCCGAACGGAATGGCCTTGGCCTTGCGTGCGGCCTGCTCTTCGGCATCGGTATCGACGCCCATGGCCAGCCGGGCCGCTTCCTTGCGGGCTTTCTGCGCAGGCGTCTCCGCATGCTGCCGGAAGTCCTCGCCAATCATGGGTGCCCGCACGTCGAAGCCGAACTCGTCTTCCTCGATCCTCGGAATGACGTGGAAGACTTCATGGCCGTCCTGGTCGAAAGTGATCGCCTGGGCGGCATCGCTTTGCCAGGGGTTGCGGGTGATCATCAGCTTCTCGCCGATCATCACGCCAGGTACGACCGAGACGTCGTATTCAGTTCCCTGGAAGCTGACGCGCAGCTTGCTGGTGACCTTGCGGCTCTCCGGCTCGGCGATTGCCAACTGGCGGCATACTTCGACGCTGGGCGCTTTCACCAACTGGTGCTCACGGATGCGCATCCAGGCCTCCGAGCGGGTCATCCCATGGCGGGAGTGCTTCTTCGCGGCGTTGAACCACGCGCGCCAGGTCTTGGCGGCAGCGTTCAGTTCGTCCAGATCGGCGACAGGCTGGAAGCGCAGTCCCGCCTCGAACTTGCGCTCGATAAGGTTCCGGGCGTTCTCCACCTGGCCAGTCACCCGCGCGGCACCGGGCTTGTGAACGATGACGCGGATGCGCAGCGCACGGCAAAGGTTCCTGGCCATGGCCGAGGTGTTGGCAGAACCTGGGTCCATCATCAGAATCTTCGGCACGCCGTGCAGAATGTCGTTGCCACCGCGCTCCTGCATGGCGTCGATCAGCACATCACACAGGTTCTCGCCGCTCTCGGCTCCCATGACGTACTTCAGGTAAATCCAGCCACTGGCGTGCTCGGTGATCTCGTACGACCAGACCCGGTTGGAGGCGATGCGGGCCACGTTCTTCGGCTTGTTCTTGTAGAACTGGTCATGCTCCATGACGCGCAGGCCGTTACCGTGCTCATCGGCGCCGGGCTTGAGGTAATAAAGAACACACAGCGAGGCATCGATCTGCCAAACGTGGTTGGGGTGGCAACTGCCCAGCTCCGTTACCGGAGCAGGCTGCAGCAATTGCTGGGGATGAACCCCGAAGCTGTAGAGAGCCCTGGATATCGCACTGATGGACAGCGGCCGAATCTCGCCCGTGTCCTCGTCAACGACGTCCGCCCGGATCATCTTGCTGGCCCGTAGCGCTTCCACCGCATCCTCCAGGCTATACAGGCGCTTTTCGTTGCGGCGCGCACTCTCCATCAGCGCGCTACTGATGGTCAGGGCATCTTCCCGGCTCAGGGCACTGGTGCCGGCGTCACTCCGGCGTTTGCGGGGCTTGCTGTCTGCGGTGACCTCCCTCAGCTTGCGGTAAAGCGTGGCGAGTGACATGTCGAGCCGCTGGGCCGTCGACTGGGCAATCTCTACGCGCTGCCCGCGTGGGGCGGCGCGAAGGGCGCGCTCCAGATCGACCAGGGCTTGAGTAATGACGGCGCTCATGGCTCAGTCCTCAGCCACGCCTGCAGGCTGGGACTTGCCCATTTGCTCGATCCAGCCGAATTCGCTGATGTCATCGGGGGCTTCGCCGTCGGGCAACTGGAACTCTTCGCGAATCTGCAGGAGCAGTTTTTCGAGGTGGCGCACCAGACCGGCCTGGAAGGTGCGGGGGTCGGTACCGGTCTTTTCGGCGTGGTCGAGCATGACGGAGAAGGCTTCGCGCAACTTGCCGCTGATGTCGGCCTCGGCTTCGAAGGCGATCGCCGTTGCTTCCTGGCGAAGCTCTTTCTCGGCCTCATCCGCCTTCATGGTTTGGATGCGCCGCTTGGTCTTTTCCAGTTCGTGGACGGTTTCGTCCAGCTCGCGGGACTTGCGCGCCATGCGCTCGCCCAGGGCTTCGTTGTCCGCCCGTAGATCCTCTACCTGCTTCTCCAGGGCAGCCTTTTCCTTGGTGTGGGTGGCGATCAGTTCCTCGGCCAGGTACTCGACGGCGTCCTTGTTGCCCTGCTTGGCCGCTTCGATCAGGGCGCTACGGGCGTCATCGGGCAGCTTTCGCCACTGGCGCAGCTCGCGGTAGCCGATGCCCATGCGGGACATGGATTCCAGGGCTTCTTCGCCGAAAGTGCGGAGGTTGGCGATATCCATGTTTGCCTTGTCGACAGAGATGCCGAGCAACGAGCAGAACTCGTCCCAAGTGCCAGAAAACTCCGAACCGTTCGGACTTTTCTTCCCGGCAATGGCACGGTAGAGCTTGTTTTCCTTGACGTAAGCGAGCTTGGAAGTCCGAACCGTTCGGGAAAATTCCTCGAACGCCCCTGCCATCTGCGCTTGGCCGAGCAGTTGGTTGACCAGGTCGCGCTCCTCATGCATGCCCTGGGCAATGTCGCCCAGCATGGTCAGCGCGCCTGCCTCGGCCTGGTACGCCTGCTGGTTGACTTCAGGTATGGGTTCCACTTTCACGGGGGATGCTTTACGGGCCATGGGATTTCCTTAGTTCGGGAGACGGGTGTAGCGTTGGCGACGCTCGTTGAGTTCGTCCTGGCCGCGGCGCAGGGCTTCGTCGAATCCAAAGGCCACCTGGACCAGGCGCGGTCCGAGCAGCCAGCGCTTGTCGTCATGCGGGCTGCGGTCGGCCAAGCCGGCGATGCGCAGGTTTTCCAGGGCGCGCAGGGCGGCGCTGGCGTCGCACTCGGCGGCGACCGCCACCTCCTTCAGCAGCAGCCCCCGGAATTCGTTGGCGGCGAGGGCCAGCATGACCCGTAGGGTTCGCTGGACCTGCTCGGAGCGGTATTTTTCGGTGCTCATGCGCAGCGCTCCATCGGGATGACGACCAAGGCGCCGGACTGGGTGATAGCGGCTTGGCCACCGGTGGCCTCCGCCAGTTGCTGGTGGAGATGCTGGGCCTCGTTGCACCACCCTTCGGCGCATTCCTCCATGCGGGTCAGCTCGGTGCGCAGGAGTTCGTTTTCTTCGGCGAGGCGCGTGACTTCTGCGCAGAGCTGGTCGTAGGCGTGTTCGTCCAAGCGGCGCAGTAGCGCCTGCAGGTTGATGACCTCACTCATCGTCAGTCACTCCAAAGTCCAGTTGAGGGGTTTCTGCCTGGGCGACGTTGCCGTGGTGCCAGGCGAGGGATTCAAGGCCAGCGCGGATGGCGTCCAGGGTCTGTTCGGCGGATTGCTTGCCGTCGTAGAAGGCCATCAGCGCGCCAGTAGCGTTGTGCAGCACGACCTGCAGTTGCTGCAGGTCGCTGGCGTTGCAGGCCTTGCCAACCGGAATGTCGACCAGGAGCTTGCCGTGAGCGGCGGCCAGGTAGCGGGTGATCAGCGGCAGCCCACAGGCGTGCTCCAGCGGCAGGATCAGGCTCAGTGGCAGGCGTCCGTTGCCGATCCACTTATAGAGAGAGCTGTGGTTGTTCTGGCCCAGGTGATCACAGGCCAGGCGTTCGATGCCTCGGTTGTAGCGTTGCATGGCCAACTGCGCACAGCCGTCCAGCGCGTCGGCTGGCGAGCGCGGCACCCAGTGTTTCCAATTCCGGCGCTTCATTGGATGGCACTCCAGAAGCCCCAGTAGTCGTCGTCCAAACAAATAGCTGTTTTCACCATTGGCAAAGCTATTGCGACAACGTCAGCCTGATGGGGTACATTCATCCCCGTCGGAGAGACAGACATGACTACCCCCGATCACCTGGTTCTTGATGCGTCGATGCGCTCGGCGTTTGTTGCTCTGGCCCGCCGTCTGGCGATTGATCACGGCCTTGACCTGCAAGGTCTTGCCTGTGATCTGGAGACGCTAGCTGACGCGCAGTCGGGCGAGACATGGCAGATGCCGCATCGGGACCTGGCTGGTGTGCTGCGGTATGTCGCCGAGCGTGCTCAAGCAGGCGGGAGCTGATCTGATGGGCCTCTTCGCGGTCCATGCGATGGTTGAGCAGCCGACCTGCGCTGATGAGCATCAGGCGATCGATCAGGCGCTCGGCGCCTGGCGATGCTACGGTCCGGTCCACCAACAGGAGGCTGCTCTGGTGAGCATCGGCCAGGTGCCAGGCGATGTCCGAAGTATCACCAGGGGCGCAGGCGATCAGAGCATCGAGCGCGGCGCGCCAGGTGTCCATCGGAGCGGGAGTCAGGTCGATGTGCTCGACCGGCGGCTGAAAGCGAGGCATGGCTGTACTCCTCTCAGGCGGCGAGCTGCTCGACGGAGAGCTTCATGCCGAGCTTCAGGGCGATTTCATGGGAGGTGCCGCGGCGGCCTTTGAACTGGCCGTTGATGACCATGTACACCTGGTGACGGGGATAGCCGTTGGCCTCGGCCCAGGCCGAGATCGTTATACCGGCGGCGCGGAAGAGTTCCTTGACGCGCTCGCCGGTGTACGGCGTGCGAGTGGGGAGCGGATACGGGACGTTCATGACGGGGTTCCTATCTGCTGAAAGATTGCTAATAAACCAATGCATGTGCAGTGCTTTGGTGTGAATGAAGTATGTGCACTTTGATGCACGTATTCAAGGAGAGAATGTGTCTTTTGATGCGCATTCTGGTGAGCGGCTGCGTGAAGAACGTGAGAACGCAGGGCTGACACAGCAGCAGATGGCGGATGAGGCTGGTGTACGGCGGGAAATGTGGAGCAAGTACGAGCGAGGTGTGGCGGCGCCGGGCGCTGCTGTTTTCGAAGCCTTAGCCCGAAAAGGCCTTGATCTGGTTTTCATCTTGACAGGGATGCGGCAGGTCCAATCGGCGCCACTAGCTCCCGACGAACGCATCCTGCTGGACAACTACCGGCATAGCCCGCCCGACGCTCAGGCCGCACTCAAGGCGACGAGCGATGCGTTCGCGCGTCGCACTGGTAAGAAAGCAGGATGATGAATAAGGGGAAACGAATGGATATCAAATTAGTGCTTGGGCTTGCTGTACTTCTTGTAGGGGCTGGTTCGGCTCAGGCTTCGGCATTGAAGGACGAGGTTGATAGATTTAATGGCTTGCGCTCGATTGAGTGGCTGACTATGCCTGCCCGTGCGAACACGTTCGCCTTCAAAACGACGGTTTTGGTTCCTGAAAAGGTGGAAGCACGGCAGTACTACGGCTACCTGTTCACTTATGGCCAGCCGGGGTTTGCTACTTGCAATCACACTCAATGGCTGATCGATGGCCGCCGTGCTCCCGAAATTCAGACGACGTACTCACGTTCCGGCGAGCTGGAATACTTTGAGTTGGCCAAACCTGAAGCCATGCTCCCAATCTTGGCGGCAGCTAAAAAAGTTGAATTCAAAGTTTGTGGCGTGGAAGGCGAGATCAGTTCAAGCGACCTCGATGGAATTCGAGAGGTTCTGGACCGCGCCAAGCAGGATATGCCGCGTTAAGCCTCGCCGCAGAGACTACATCGCGGCTGGCGGATAGTTGCAGGAGAGTGGAATGAAGCGTGATATGGATGTGATACGGCAGATACTGCTAGCGCTGGATGAAGACGGAGTACTCCTGCTCACAGGAGTGGATGGCATGGACAAAGATGTTTTTTGCTTCCACGCGCAACTGCTACTTGAAGCGGGCCTAGCCGAAGGTGCGCTGGGGTCGAAGAATAGAGGGTATCCGGCAAGCGCACAGCTCTGGCGTCTGACCTGGGAAGGTTTCGATTTTGCCGCGACCATTCGTGAGGACACGCTGTGGAAGAAGGCCAAGGACGTCATTCTGAAGCCCTCGGCCTCTTGGTCATTCGGGCTTTTGCGCGAGTACCTGAAAACCGAGATGGCCCGGAAGCTCCCCGGTCTGGAGCAGATTCTGTAATTCCGCCGCGCAGTTGTAGTGCGCCATGTACCTCATCTCCAGCCCGCGCTTCTGGTCCGGGTTGGGGTTCGCCTCAGCCTCGCGCTTCGATACTGCGGCGATCCTGAGCCAGTACTGCGCCAACTGGTCCAGCAAGACACGCTGTGGCCCTGAAAACGCGATGTGTTTCAGGGGCCCCGGTTTGGCCGGCTCTTCGGCCTCCAGCGCCTGCGCAGGGGGACGTTCCGGACAACGTGGTTTCGATACCAGATCCCAAAAGTCCGCAGGATCAATAAGAGGTTCCAGTAGCCGAGCAGTCTGTTCCTTTATTCGACGCTCGAAGGCCTGTAGCCACCGTTCCAGGTGATGAGACGAACAGCCGTGCCTTTGCGCAAGCATTTGCTGTTTGATTTCGTCATTCGCGCCTTCGTTGGACTCGGGAGCGGAATCATCCGGTAGCGAGTCCATCAGCAGCCCCAGGATGCTCCTGATCTTGTCGGGGTCACGCTGGATGAGTTGCAACAGCAGGTCTTCATGCCTGGACATGGTAGTGGTCTCCTCGGTGATGGAGATCCAATGCTGATCCGTCGCCCTATCGATTGATTGTTCGGTACCCAAAAAGAGCCTTCGCGCGCGCGTGACGATGATGTCCCGGCGTCCTGCAGGAGCAGGATGCCCATCAGTTGGCCAGGGATGGCCACCCCATCGGGAGCATCGTCATGTCATCGCAGCAACCCCGGCGCCGCCGCGCGCCGCGTATGACCAGTTGGACGCTGGTCACCCTCGTCCTGCTGATCATCCTCGCCGCCATTCGCCCGGAGCAGCTCCAGGTCGTCACCTATAAGTTGGTCCTGGTGACGCTGGGCGCAGTGGCCGGCTACTGGATCGACCGCAGCCTGTTTCCGTACGTGGCCCGCCCGCACGAATGCTCGGCCAACCTGGTGGTCGTGGGCGCCTGGCTGCGCCGCGGGCTGATCGTGCTGGCCTGCATCCTCGGCCTGACGCTGGGGCTCTGACCATGGGCGTCCCGCAAATCATCTGGATCGTGCTGGCCTCTGTGGTCCTGGTTACGTCCTATGCGTGCGATGGCCTCACCAACGTGATCAGCTTCAAGCAGCGCGTGTTCGACGTGATCGCGATGACGGCCCTGGTGTGGTGGGGAGGCTTCTTCGGATGAAGCGCCTGCTCACTCTCGGCCTCCTGGGCCTGCTGAGCGCCTGCCAGCCGGCCTTCGCGACGGATCGCATCCCCACTGCCGCGGAGCAATACCGGCGCACCCTGGTGCGCAGCGCCCATGCCGAATGGGGCCTGTCAGCGCCGATCGCCACCTTTGCCGCACAGGTTCACCAGGAAAGCCGTTGGCGTGCTGATGCCCGTTCGCCGGTTGGCGCCCAGGGCCTGGCGCAGTTCATGCCCGGCACTGCGGAGTGGATCGCCGGCCTGTATCCGGCCGCCCTCGGCACCAATCAGCCGTTCAATCCTGGCTGGGCACTGCGCGCGCTGGTCACCTACGACCGTTGGCTCTACGACCGAAACCAGGCCTCCAGCGAGTGTGATCGCTGGGCATTCGTACTGTCCGCTTACAACGGTGGCCAGGGGTGGGTAAATCGCGACCGTAGGCTGGCCTCGGCATCCGGCGCCGACCAGCTGGCCTGGTTCGATTCCGTCGAGCGCGTCAACGCCGGGCGCTCGGCCGCCAACTTCCGCGAGAACCGCAACTACCCGCGCCTCATCCTGCTGCGCTACGAGCGGATCTATCTGCAGTGGGGCGACGGTGTGTGCGGAGAGAGGTACACCCTGTGAGACTGTCCTCCAGCATCACCTTGGCTCTGAACGTTACCTACCTAGACCTAGCGGTCATTCGGCGGCTGTTCGCAGGCAGTCGCGACTTCCTACCGGCACCTGAGCTGTATTGCTCGCCAGTGCCGCGCGAGCGGCGCGGTAAGTCCGGTGTGGCTCGGGCAAAACGCAAGGCCCGCAAGTACCGTCGGCAAAGGGGGCGCCATGGGCATCCTTAGTCTCTTGCGCTCCAACTTGTTCTGGATCGTGCTGAGCGCGGTGCTGTGCGGCGCCGCTGTGGTGATCCACGGCTCCGCCAGCTACGACCGTGGGTATGCCGCCGCCCGCGCCGAGGGTGACGCTGCGCTGCTCAACCTGCAGCTGCAGCACGCCAACGAGCGCGCCCAGGTCCTTCAGGACAGCCTGGTCCAGTACAAGCAGCAGATCGCGCGCGCCAACCTGGCCGAGGAACAACTGCTGCAGGTACAGCAGCAACTGACCGACACCCGACACCAACTCCAGGAGCGAATCGCCCATGTATCGACCGCCTACCGAGCGGCACCTGGTGCTGCGCCTACTGCTATCCCTCGCTGTGTCTTCACTCGCGGCTGGGTGCGCGACTTCAACACCGCCCTCGGTGCCGGTTTGCCCGCCACAGGAGCGCGCGCCGCTTCCGCCGGCACTCAAGCAGCGACCTGGCCCGCCGCCGGTTCTGACGCCGAGCTACTGGAAAGCGGCGTCACCCCGGCGGACATCCTGGCCTTTGCCCAGGACTACGGGGCCTGGTCTCTTCGCAATCTCGCTCAGCTCAACGCACTACTGGAACAAGGGGAATAGGGAATGAAGGTCGAGCTGGAACTGTGGCAGTTGATCACTCTGCTGCTGACCTTCCTCGGGGCCTGCGCGGGTGGCGGCAAGCTGCTGCTCAACCAGATCCAGAAGAGCCTGGATGCGAGGTTCGCAAGCCAAGACCAGGCACGCCTGGCGAACCATGAACAACTCTCCTACCGGCTGGACGCCATCGAGCAGGCCGCGCGGGAAGAAACCAACCAGTGGCAGCGCGTTGAGCGAGAGCTGATGAGCCTGAAGGCCGAGCTTCCGTTCCAGTACGTGCTTCGCGACGACTACATCCGCGGCCAGAGCGTGATCGAGCTGAAGCTCGACAGCCTGGCCACGAAACTGGAAAACGCGCAGCTGCGCGGCTTGGTAGGAGCAAACCATGCAAACTGATATGGCCAAGATTCGCCGGGAATCCCTGCGCTGGCTGATTCTGCTGACCCTGAACAATGCTCGGCCGGTGGGCGCCTACGAGGGGCCGGTCCTCTCGGTCGCACAGAGCGAGTACCCCGACGCCACACCGCTGGAGATCCGTCGCGAGCTGGACTACCTGGCCGACCGTGACCTGGTGACCCTGGTCAAGGAACCGTCTGGCAAGTGGTTCGCCGATTTGACCCGGTACGGCACCGACGTCGCCGAGTACACCATCGACTGCGAACCCGGCATCGCTCGCCCCAAGAAGTACTGGTGACGACCATGGGGCGGAAATCATCGATCTCCCGGCTACCGGACCAAGTCCGGGCCTACATCGAGGGGCGCCTGGCCGATGGCCGGATGACCCTGGACGAGCTGATCGCGGACCTGCAGGCGCAGTTCCCGAGCCAGGCCGAGGCCGGCGAGCTGCCCAGCCGTGCAGCCGTGCATCGCTACGGCCAGAAGCTGGAGCGGCGGCTGGCGGCAATTCGTGCGAGCACCGAGGCGGCCAAGCTGATCCGTGCCCAGGCCGGCGACGACCTGGACGCACGCAGCGAGGCGCTGACGGCGATGATCCAGTCCGAGCTGTTCGAGTCGATCATCTCCCTGCAGGAGGCTGGTGATGAAGAGATGGACCCGGCCGATCGTGTCGGACTGCTGGCGTCTGCGGCAAAGAACATCGCGACGCTGACGCGCTCCAGCGTCACGCTGAAGAAGTTCCAGGCAGAGGCTGAGCAGCGAGGCCGCGAGAAACAGCTCCAGGAACAGGAGCAGCGCCTGGAAGAGATGCGTGGCAGCGATGGCATGAGCGAGCAGCTCGAACAACGTATCCGCGACATCCTGCTGGGGAAAGCCTGACATGGCCATGCACGCAACGTCCGATAACCTGGGCTCCAAGCTCAAGGCCACCAGCGCGCCACGCAAGATCGACCTGGCCGAGGAGATGGCGTTGCATGGCGTCGACGTGCCGCAGGAGATATCCGAGGCGATTCCCTCCAACGACGCCGTCTTCCTGGGCTACCAGCAGCGCTGGTTCGAGGACGAGAGTCCGATCATGATCGCGGAGAAGTCTCGCCGCACCGGCCTGACCTGGGCCGAAGCCGGGCGCAACGTGATCAATGCCGCCAAGCCGCGGCGCCGAGGTGGCTGCAACACCTTCTACGTCGGCAGCAAGCAGGAGATGGCGCTGGAGTACATCGCCGCCTGCGCGTTGTTCGCCCGCGCCTTCAACGAGCTGGCCGAGGCTGACGTCTACGAGCAGACCTTCTGGGACGAAGGGAAGAAGGAAGAGATCCTGACCTACATGATCCGCTTCCCGAAGTCGGGGCGGAAGATCCAGGCCTTGAGCAGCCGGCCGAGCAACCTGCGCGGCCTGCAGGGCGATGTGGTGATCGACGAGGCGGCGTTCCATGAGTCCCTGGAGGAGCTGCTGAAGGCCGCCCTGGCGCTGACGATGTGGGGTAACAAGGTCCGCCTGATCAGCACCCACAACGGCGTCGACAACCCGTTCAACCAGTACATCCAGGATGCCCGCGAGGGCCGCAAGGATTACAGCGTTCACCGCATCACCCTGGATGATGCGATCGTCGAAGGACTGTACAAGCGAATCTGCTTCGTCACCGGCCAGGAGTGGTCGCCCGAGGCCGAGAAGGCGTGGCGCGATGGGTTGTACAAGAACGCCCCCAATACCGAGTCCGCCGACGAGGAATACGGCTGCATCCCGAAGAAGTCCGGCGGCGCCTACCTCTCTCGCGTGCTCATCGAGCAGGCGATGGTCCAGGACCATTCGATCCGTATCTACCGGTACGAGGCGCCGGAAGGTTTCGAAGGCTGGACACCACAGATGCGGGAAGACGAGATCCGCACCTGGTGCGAAGAAAACCTTCTGCCAGAGCTGGCCAGGCTGGACCCGGAGAACACCCACAGCTTCGGCGAAGACTTCGCGCGCCGTGGCGACCTGACCGTGTTCACCCCGCTGCAGATCTCGCCGACCCTACGCAAGCGGGAGGCGTTCCGGGTCGAGCTGCGCAACCTGACCTACGAAGCGCAGCGCGACATCATGTTCTTCATCTGCGATCGCCTGCCGCGTGTCGTGGGCATGGCCTTCGATGCCACCGGCAACGGCGGATACCTCGCGGAACAGGCGGCGCTGCGGTATGGCCCAGCGGTGGTCGAGCAGGTCAGCCTCAACCTTGCCTGGTACGCCGAGTGGATGCCCAAGCTCAAAGGGGAGTTCGAGGCCTTCAACATCGAGCTGTCCAGGCACCAAAGCACGCTGGACGATCTTCTCTCGATCAAGGTCGAGAACGGCATTCCAGTGATCGATAAAGGCCGCAAGGCTGATCTGGAATCGGCGGGCGGTAAGGCAAAGCGTCATGGCGACAGCGCCGTGAGCCTGGTCATGGCCGTGCGAGCAAGCTACATGGCTGGCCGCAAGCAGCCTATCGAGTGCCAGTCGGCTGGGCGCCGGGCCTCCGCACAACAAGACCTTGCCGGTACCCGTAACACCACCAACCGCGGCTGGGGCACCGTCGCCGGCCGCACCGACCTCGGAGGCTACTGATGCACCCGCCCAAGCTCGGCCAGGAGATCGCCACCACGGGCGACGGCCGCGATATTACCCGTCCATTCCTCTCCGGCCTGCAGCAACCGAGCGACTACATCCTGCAGCGCCGGGGCGGCAACGACCTGCGCATCTACGAGGAAGTGCTGCGCGACGCCCAGGTCAAGGCGACCTGGGGCCAGCGGCAGCTGGCCGTCGTCAGCAAGGAATGGCAGGTCGATGCCGGCGGCGACCGCCGGATCGACAAGGCCGCAGCTGAGCACCTGAAGCAGCAGTTGCAGAACGTTGGCTGGGACCGGATCACCAACGGCATGCTCTATGGGGTGTACTACGGCCACGCCGTGTCGGAACTCATCTACGGCCGCGACGACCGCTACATCACCCTGCAGGCGGTCAAGGTGCGCAACCGCCGACGCTTCCGTTACGACCTGCAGGGTGGCCTGCGCTTGCTGACGCCGAACAACATGTTTGAGGGTGCGCCGTGCCCTTCGCCGTACTTCTGGCACTTCTCGACCGGCGCCGACAACGACGACGAGCCCTATGGCCTCGGACTGGCCCATTGGCTGTACTGGCCGGTGTATTTCAAGCGCAACGGACTGAAGTTCTGGCTCACGTTCCTGGACAAGTTCGGTATGCCCACGGCCGTCGGCAAATTCGGGAAGAACGCCACGCCAGAGGAGAAGGCCAAGCTGCTGGCCGCCACCCAGGCGATTCAGACCGATACCGGTGTCATCATGCCGGAGGACATGTTGGTGGAACTGCTGGAGGCCTCGCGCTCTGGCACGGCCGACTACAAGATCCTGCACGACACCATGGATGAGACCATCGCCAAGGTAACGCTGGGCCAGGTGGCGTCGAGCCAGGGCACTCCCGGCCGCCTGGGCAACGACGATCTGCAGGCCGACGTGCGCCTCGACCTTGTGAAGGCTGACGCCGACCTCATCTGTGAGAGCTTCAACCAGGGCCCCGCGCGTTGGCTGACCGAGTGGAACTTCCCCGGCGCTGAGCCGCCATGCGTTTACCGGGTCGTCGAAGAACCCGAGGACATGGACGCCAAGGCCAGCCGAGACGAGAAGGTAGTGCGGTTCTCCGGCTTCAAGCCCACCTTGGGTTACGTCCAGGAGACCTATGGAATTGAGGTCCAGGAGCAGGATCAAAAACAGGAGCAAGGTCAGCCAACTGGCCCCTCACCTGCCGCCGAGTTTGCCGAACGTGCCGGGGGAAGCGATCCGGCCGCGGCGATGACGGACCAGTTGGCCAAGGTCATGCAGCCGGCGGTAAAGGACTGGAGCGAGCAACTCCGCGCTCTGGTCGACAATGCCACCAGCCTCGACGACCTGCAGGAGCAACTGCTGCGACTTGCTCCCGAGCTGAGTCTGGACCAATACGCGGCCGCCATGGCGGTCGGCCTGCAGGCAGCGAACCTGGCTGGGCGTACTGACGTCCAGGACGATCTGGCCGCGCGAGGTAGTGCCTGATGGCTACCGCAGCGACGTATGGCAGCCTCTCGTTTCGCGAGCAGATCGCTTTCTTTGAGGCGAAGAACCCCTCGGTCAACTACGCCACGGTGCGCGGCGCCGCCCACGATCAGTCGTTTGTGAGCGCAGGTGCCCATCGTGCGGACCTGATCGCAGATCTCTATGCCGTGGTGCGTCAGGCGATCCGCGATGGCTTAACCCTGGAGGAGTTCCAGAAGGACTACTACGCCGTTCTGGACAACTACGGCTGGGAGCCGGCCGGCGGTCGCGCTTGGCGTGCCCAGGTGATCTACCGCACCAACCTGCGTACCAGCTACGCAGCCGGCCGCTACGCCCAGCTGCAGGCAGTGAAGGCGACCCGACCGTACTGGGGCTATCACCACAGCGATGCTGTCGAGCATCCGCGTGAGCTGCACCTGGCCTGGGACGGCCTGGTGATCCACGCCGACAACCCCTGGTGGCAGACGCACTATCCGCCCAGTGGATTCGGCTGCGAGTGCTACGTCACGGCCTACAGCCTGGATGAGCTGCAGGCGATGGGGAAGTCGGGACCAGACGAACCACCGTCTGGCCGCATGCGCAACATCGTTTTCCACGGCGAGGTAGTCCAGGTGCCGGAGGGCATTGATCCGGGCTGGAACTACGCGCCCGGTCGAGCCGCTTTCGAGAACCAGGTGCAGCTGACCCTGGAGAAGACCGCGCCGCTGCCGGCCGAACCGGCGGCACGCATGAACAGGCAACTGCTGGATGAGCAGCGTGTCGAGGAGGCGCTGCAGCGCTCCTGGACACGCTGGCTGGATGAGGTCGTGGCCGAGCCGGTGGTGCGTGGCAGCGCTCGCAACGTGGGCACGCTGAGCCCCGAGACGGTCGTGGGCATGCAGCGGGTGGGCGTCACGCCACAGACCGCGTTGATCAGCATGCGCGACGAGCAATTGGTGCCACTGGTCAGGGCCGCGCCGGCCGAGCCAGAGGTAGACGACGCGCTCGCTGGACTGACGCTGGCCGACCTACGGCAACTGCCGCAGGCGCTCGCCCAGCCGCAGGCTGTTCTCCTGGATGCATCATCCAATGCTCTGGTCTACGTGTTCGACTCTGGCCGACGCGGAGGCTGGCTCTCATTGATCGTCAACTATCTCCTGCAGGGCAGCTCGCGTAGCAATGCCGTCCAGTCCGGCAGCGTGGTCGACGTCGAGCAGCTCGGGCAGCAGTTGGCCAACGGACGTTTGGCTCTGGTGGAGGGTGGACTATGAGCGGTGCACGTATCGAGCTGGAGTTCGACAGCCAGCAGGTGACACAGGCACTGAGCGCGGCGGCCGCGACTCTGCGTGATCCCTCCCTGCTCCTCGAAGACCTGATCGAACCGTTGCTGCGCATTCACCAGGCGCGCTTCCGTGCCCAGCAGGCTCCTGACGGCACGCCCTGGACGGCACTGTCGCCTCGCTACCTGGCTCGCAAGCGGAGAAACAGGGACAAGATCCTGACATCCGAGGGATTACTGCGAGGGTCACTGCGCGGCCAGGTTGAAGGGGATACCTTGTTGTTCGGTACCGATCGCGACTACGGTGCCATCCACCAGTTCGGCGGCACGATCCAGCGGCGCGAGCGGCAGAGCACGGTTTACTTCAGGATGAATGAGCGTACTGGCGAGGTCGGTCGACAGTTCGTCCCGAAACGCCGCAGCAACTTCGCCCAGGACGTACGCATCGGCCCCTACACGATCACCATGCCGGCCAGGCCCTGGCTGGGCACGTCGGATACTGACGATGCCCAACTGCTGCAGCGAGTCATGAGCCTCATAAACTCAACCTTGCAGAATTAGCGTTTCTAGGCCCCTGGCGGCCCAAACGAGGGCGTAGGTCTATCTTCGTCGGCCTACGCCCCTCTACGGGCCTTGCTGACGCTTTATAAATCGCCCTACTGGGGTTGCCACGGTGCCCGTTGGCGTGGTTTCGTAGAAAAGCCTCCCCAGCGCGGCCTCTGTCCCAATTTTCGATTGCGACAAAGATCGCCCGGTTCTGCCGCCTCACTCTGGGCGGCATGAAAAAGCCAACCGCCACTCTGCCAATCCTCCCCGCCGGCCGGCACGTCGCCCTCGACGGCCGCCCGGTGGAATTCACCGAGGCCATCCTGCAGGAGATCGCCGCGACCTACGATCCGGCGCTCAGCGAGGCCCCTCTCGTCATCGGTCACCCCAAGCTCAATGCACCGGCCTACGGCTGGGCGAAGGGCCTGGAGGTGCGCGAGGGCATGCTCTATGCCGAGCCGCACCAGGTGGTCCCCGAGTTCGCAGAAGCCGCGAACCGCAAGATGTACAAGAAGCGCAGCGCTTCGGTGTACCTGCCGGACTCACCAGGCAACCCGGTTCCGGGCAAGCACTACTTGCGCCATATCGGCTTCCTCGGTGCCGTGCCGCCGGCCATCAAAGGCATTCCCGATGCTCCCTTGAACTTCGCCGAGGATGACGGCGCCCTGGCCATCGAGTTCGCGGAAGCGCCCTACGCGGTGACGGCTCTGACCGAGATCCTGCGCCGCCTGCGTGACTTCTTCGTCGAGCGCGAAGGCGCCGAACGGGCCGACCAGCTCATCCCGCAATGGCAGTTGTCCTCGATCGAGGAGGACGCGCGGCGTGCAGTCACCCACGGCGCCAGTGCCCAGGCGTCGTTCTCCGAACCCGCAATAGAAGGCGTCGACGCCGCAGCAGCCTCTGCCGCCGCTGCGGAGGAGCCGCAGGGCACCGTCACCCCATCCGACGGTGCTTCCGAGTCAGCGGCAGAGGCTGACCGGACCTCTCACCCATCACAGCAGGACACGACCATGCCTGACGAAGCTGCGCTCCAGGAGCGCCAACGCCAGCTCGACGAGCGCGAGCAACTGCTGGCCACCCGCGAAGCACAGGTGGCCCAGCAAAAAGCCCAGGAACATCGCAACGAGGTCACCGAGTTCGCCGAAGGACTGGTCGAGGCCGGCCGACTGCTGCCGCGCCAGAAGGCTCCGGTGATCGAGCTGCTGGTGAGTCTGCCTGCCGACACCCCCCTGGAGTTCGCCGAGGGCGACGGCCAGGTCACCAAGCCGGCGGCCGAGGTGCTGCGCAGCTTGCTGGCCGAACTGCCCAAGCAGGTGGACTTTTCCGAGAAATCCGGCGACGGCGGCGACCTGAGCTTCGGCAGTGCTCACGCCATTGCAGCGCGAGCGCAGAGCTATCAGGAAGAACAGCGGCAGGCTGGACGCCATATCAGCACGACCGAGGCCGTTACCCACATCACCAAGGGAGCCAAGTAGGCCATGAACATTCCCGGACTCATCGCCGCCAAACGTGCCAGCGGCGCCATCGCCGCCCGCCGCATCGTGATTCATGGCAGCTCGGACGGCCTGGCCGCCCAGGCTGCCGGTAGCACTGCGCTGCTGATCGGCATCAGCACCGAAATTCCCGCCGCCGACGGTGCGGTCTTCGACGTCATCCGTTCCGGCCTGGCGCCGGTCGAGTACGGCGGCAACGTCACTCGCGGTGATGCGCTGACGGCCGACGCCCAGGGGCGAGCGGTTGCCGCGACGCTGCCGCCGGCCGCCACCACTTACATCATCGGCTTCGCTGAACTCAGCGGCGTCGCGGGTGATATCGGGTCCGTCTACATCGCCCCGGCCGTTCTGCCGGTAGCCTGAAGGAGCGCTCCATGAGCAATGCACCATTTCCCATCGATCCCGAACTGACGGCGATCGCCATCGCCTACCGCAACGGCCGGATGATCGCCGACGAGGTTCTGCCGCGCGTGCCGGTCGGCAAGCAGGAGTTCAAGTTCTGGAAGTACGACCTCGCCCAGGGCTTCACCGTCCCGGAGACCCTGGTCGGCCGTAAGTCCAAGCCGAACGAGGTGGAGTTCAGCGCCACCGACGAAACTGGCAGCACCGAGGACCACGGCCTGGACGCCCCGGTGCCGCAGGCGGACATCGACAACGCACCGGCGAACTACAACCCCCTCGGCCATGCCACCGAGCAGACCACCAACCTGATCCTGCTCGATCGCGAAGCCCGGACCTCCAGGCTGGTCTTCAGCCCCAATAGCTACGCTGCGGGCAACAAGACCACCCTGTCCGGTGCCGATCAGTGGAGTGACCCGACCAGCAACCCGTTGCCGGTGATCACCGATGCGCTGGATAGCGTCATCCTGCGCCCGAACATCGGCGTGCTGGGCCGTCGCACCGCCACCATCCTGCGCCGTCACCCGAAGATCGTGAAGGCATACAACGGCTCGCTCGGCGACGAGGGCATGGTGCCGATGGCCTTCCTGCAGGAGCTGCTGGAACTGGACGCGATCTACATCGGCGAAGCACGGCTGAACATCGCTCGGCCGGGGCAGAACCCGAACCTGATCCGCGCGTGGGGGCCGCACGCATCCTTCATCTACCGCGATCGCCTGGCCGACACCCGCAACGGCACTACTTTCGGCCTGACCGCTCAGTGGGGTGATCGCGTGTCCGGTTCGATCGCCGACCCGAACATCGGCCTGCGCGGTGGCCAGCGCGTCCGTGTCGGTGAGTCGGTCAAGGAACTGGTCACCGCACCGGACCTCGGCTTCTTCTTCGAGAACGCCGTCGCGGCTTAATCCTCAACTGGGTGGCCGCTCTGGCCGCCCCTCGGAGTCTGTGTTCATGGCCCGCAAACCCAGTAACGACAAGGACAAAGCGGCTGTACCTGCCGCACCTGCCAATACCGGCGCACAGCCGCCGGCGGAGGAGAGCCTGATCGACGGCCAACTGGCCGGCGTTCAACACCAGGACGGCACTGTTATTCCGCTCGCCGAACTGCCGGAAGCGGAACTGCGGCAGATCGGTACCGACATGGAGATCCAGGACGCCGCCACGCTGGCGATCGAGCAGCTCGTCGCTGCCATTCAAGCACAGAAGGTGCTCGTGCCGGCCGGCGATGAAGTGGCCAGTCCCGAAGCGGAGAAATCGCCTTTGCGGATCGCCGACGATGACGGGCGCTACCAGGTGCTGCTCAGCGACGGTTCGCTGGCCTATCTGGAAGATCTGGTCCAGGAGGATCTCGAAGCGCTGGCTGCAGCCTGCTACGAACTTGCGATTCAGTCGCGCGGCGGCGAGCTGGGCCGGACTATCGGGGTGGATCTGGCCGCCGGCCTCAAGGACCGCTTCATCGTGCAGCGCGAGCGTCTGGATCATGACGGGGAGACGTACACCCATGGTGATCCGATCTACCTGGATAGCACCCAGGCTGCTCAGTTGCTGTCGCTTGGTGCGGTCAAGTCGGAGATGCAGTAATGGACAACCAACATCGCAAAATCAGCGGCTATCGCGAGTTGACTCAGGAAGACATCGACCTGATGAACCGCGTCAAGGCCAAGGGGGCTGAGCTGCTGGAGCTTCAGCGTGAAGTCTCTGCCCACCTGGTGAAGTGCCAGTGCACCTTGGCTGTCGAGGGGCCAACGGAGGAGTTCAGCCGCTTCCTGAAGGCAGAACCCCGCCGCTGGGCTTCGATCGCCAAGACTGACATCCAGACAGGTGTCATGGCTCTGGTACGCGCCATCGCTCAGCCCGAGGGCTGCTGAGGTGGCTGTGTACATCACGTTGCCGGAGCTGGCCGAACGGCCTGGGGCGGAAGAATTGTCCCAGGCCGCGACGCCTCAGCAGTACCGTGCGGTCCAGACCGAGCTGCTCGATGCCTTGCTGCGCGGCTTGCCGGTGGACCAGTGGACGCCGGAGGAGATCGAGGTCGGCAACGCTGCTGTAGAGGTCATCGACAGTGCGGTGAGCGATGCCCAGTCCTTCATCGACGGTTTCCTGCAGCAGCGTGGTTACCTGCCGCTGCAACAGCGCTTTGGCATCGTGGTCGGCTGGCACCGGGCGATCACGCGCTACCTGTTGCATAAGGACCGGTTGGGTGAAGGTGCGGAGAAAGACCCGATCGTTCGGGACTACCGGGACGCCCTGAAATTCCTGCAGCTCACCGCCGAAGGCAAGTTCTCCCTGGGGCAGGACGACCCGGTGGCCAACTCCACCAGCGGGGCTCCCCAGGTGGTGACTCCGGGCCGAACTTTCAGCCTCGATCAGTTGAAGGACTTCTGACATGTCCAGCGCTCCATTCGATCACAACCTGATCATCGAGCGCCTGAAGGATCAGGTAGCTGTCTTGGAGAGTGTCGGCGGTGCGGCGGACTTTGCTGCCATCAAGGCGGTCCGTGACTTCCGGACACCGACCGCCTACGTGATCCTCGCTGAGGAAACGCCGATGCCGCGCTCGTCCGGAGCACCCGGCGCAGCGACCCGGCAGATGGTCCAGGTGCGATTCGGTGTTGTGGTCGCAACCCGCAACTACCGGGACAACAAGGGCAAGAACGCGATGGACGATCTGCGCCCGGTACTGGGACAGGTGCGGGATGCCCTGATCGGCTGGGTGCCGCCTGGTCTGGCGGGAGCCCGTGACTGCCAACTCATCCAGGGGCAACCCGTGGACTACGACACGTCCGTTTTGATCTGGACCGACCTCTATCAGACCCAACACGCCATCGGGAGAACCTCATGAGCACACCCGTCAAGAAACAGGACGCCCCCGTCGTCCCAGTGCCGAAGGAGGAGAAGGTGACACTCACCGCTCATCACACGCACGCTGGCACGAAATACCCGGCCGGCGCCGAAATCTACGTCAACACCCTCGACAAGGCCTTCCTGGTGCAGCACCAGAAGATCACGGTCGAAACCCAGGATGCGGCTCCCGCCGCCAAGGAGTAAATCATGTCGCTGTTTTCTTTCCAGGGTCGGGTCTGGGCCGGCGAGCGCCTGCCCAACGGCAAGCTGAGCCGCCCTGTGTGGGCCGGAAACGTACCGGTCTTGACCCTGCAGATGGCCACCGAAAGTACGAACACGACGGAATCGTTCTCGGGCAACCGCCTGCAATATGGCCGCTTGCAGCGCGGCAAGACCGCCACCGTCAACATCACCTACGACGAGTGGCTGCCGAAGAACATTGCTGCGGCGATCTGGGCCTCGCAGATCGAGCTGCCTGCCGACACGGTGACCGGTGAAGTCCTCGAGGGCGATCTGAAGGCCGGCGACTTCGTGAAGCTGGACCGTCAGTTCGTCTCCTCGGTGGTCCTCACTGACAGTGCTACCACGCCTGCGGAACTGGCCTTGGGTACGGACTACCGTATCGAGTCGCCAACGGCTGGCTTGATCGAGCTGCTGAATGTCACCGGCAAGACCCAGCCGTTCAAGGCCGCGTATGCCTCCGAGGTCGCTACCGGGTACACCATGTTCACCTCACCACCGCCGGAACGCTACATCCTGCTGGACGGCATCAACACCGAGAATCAGGAACCGGTGATCGTGACCCTGTACCGCTGCAAGTTCGACCCGGTCGGTGACCTGGCACTCATCAACGACGAGTACGGCAACTTCCAGCTCACGGGCAGCGTGCTGTACGACACCTTGAACGCCGCCGACGCCAACTTGGGCGGTTTCGGTCGCATCGTGCAGAAGGGCGCCTGACATGGGGCGCAAGGTAGAACGTAAGGCCAAGCCCGGCCCCGCTGCTGCGCAAGGGGCAGATGATCTGCAGATCCTGCACCCCGAACGCGAGATCGAGGTCGCCGGCCGCACACTGACCGTGCGCGAGTACGGATTCGTCGAGGGGCTGCGGCTACGCCCCATGATCCAGCCGTTGCTCGATGACCTGTATGCCATCAGCCAAGGGCCTGTGCTTCCCGACCTGGAACAGATCCTGGTGGTGCTCGGCCAGCACTCGGATCTCATCCCGCACCTGATGGCAGTGGCGGCCGACGTCGACGAAGAATGGGTGAAAGGCTTGCCGCACCGGGATGGAAACTTCCTGCTGTACGTCTGGTGGCTGGTGAATGGCCCTTTCTTTATCGGGGCGGTGGTGGACCGAATTCAAACCGAACGGGGCGCCGAAGAGGCCAGGAAGGCCGCTGGGCAGACATCTATGCCTGCCTCATCGCCGGAGGATACGGAACCCCAGCCACCATCGGTCGAATGACCGAGCGGCAGATCCTGCTGCTCTACGACGCCGAGCAGCGGCGACTGTCCCACCACCGGGCTAACCAGGTCATCGACACCAACCTGGCGTTGGCCGGGGGCAACGACGCCAAAGAGCACCTCAAGACGCTTCGGACTTAGTTCGGGGCGTTTTTTTTGCTTGCCACAAAGACCCGTTCGCGCGCGCGCGTAACCATGCGAGCCACTCCTTTCTGACGTGACTCGACATGGCAACGGGCAAAGAACTTGATCTGGCACTACGCATCCGCGCTGACGGGAATCAGGGCGCCCAGGCCCTGGACAACATCAACAGCCAGGTCGAGCAGATCGGTACCAGTGCCACCGCCACCAGCAGTCAGCTGAGTGCGATCGGCGAGAGCGCCGATCAACAGGCGGCACGGCTCAAGGCCATGGTGGCGGCCAGCCTTCAGCAGCAGGCCGCGTTCGACGCCCTGGCTAGCAGTTCCGACAAGCTCAACACCTCAACCCGCGCCGCAACTGCCGGTTGGCAGGAGAGCGCCCGCGCCCAATCGGCGTCGATGAACGCCTACCACAACGCCGAGCGTGCCAGGCAGCAGCAGATCGCAACCGAGCAGCGAGCCGCCGAAGCCGCCGCCAAGGCATCGGCCGAGTTCGACAAGCAGCAGGCGGAGCTGGCCAAGCTGCTGGGCGCAATCGATCCGGTTACACGTGAGCTGGAGAAGCTCGACAACCTGGAAAGACGCCTGGGCCAGGCCAGAAGCGCCCGGTTGATCGATCCCGAGGGCTTCACCACCTACAACGCCAAGCTCCAGGAGCAGCGTGAACGCCTGCTTGGCACGTCCGATGCCATGGCTGTGGCCGGGATATCTGCTGGCCAGTACCGCCAGGCCATGCGGCAGTTGCCCGCGCAGATCACCGACGTCGTCACCAGCCTGGCCAGCGGCATGCCGATCTGGCTGGTCGCCATTCAGCAAGGTGGGCAGATCAAGGACAGCTTCGGCGGTGTGGGCGCGACCTTCCAGGCGCTGGGTGACAAGATCAAGTCCTTCTTCGGGGTCGCGAGCACGGCCAGCGAAGGACTGGGTGAGATCGCCCGCGGGGCAGACGCAGCAGCAGTATCGGCCAACAACGCCAGGACCGCGATGACCGGCCTTAGCGGGGCCGGCAGCGCCTTTGCGATCGTTGGCGTCGCAGCCGCTGCTGCCGGCGTGGCACTGGCCGCTGCCTACGAGAAAGGCCGCTCGGAAGCGACCGAGTTGAACAAGGCCATCATCCTGACCGGCAACTACGCCGGAACCAGCGCTGGCCAGCTATCCGCGATGGCCGCTGCGATCGCGAAGGCGAACGGCACCCAGTATGAGGCCGTGGCCGTATTGTCGGAGATCACCTCCACCGGCAAGTTCACGGTCGATCAGATCGAGCTGGTAGCCAGCACCGCCATCGCCATGCAAGACGCCACTGGCAAGGCCGTTTCCGAAACGGTGGCCGAGTTCTCCAAGCTGGCCGAAGACCCGGTCAGGGCGTCGCAACAGCTCAACGAGAAGTACCACTACCTGACTGCCTCGGTGTACGAGCAGATCACCGCCCTGAACCAGCAAGGGGACACGTTGGGCGCCGCCCAGCTCGCCATGGATGCGTACGGCCAGGCGATGGATGAGCGGGCCAGTCAGATCGTTGAGAACCTGGGCACGATGGAGCGCGCCTGGAAGACCGTCGCTGGCGTTGCCAAAGGCGCCTGGGATGAGATGCTCGGCGTGGGCCGGACGGAGACGCCCGAGGAACGGCTGGAGCAGCTGACCAAGGGGCAGGCCTTCCAGCCTGGTCGCGCTGTGGCCAGCGGGGCGGTCTTTGGCCCGTTGGGCTGGTTCAACGAGCTGCGCAAGGCGTATCAGCGCAGCTCGATGTCGGACGACGAGCGCGGGAAGCAATTCACCGATGCCCTCCAGGAAATCCAGGACGAGGGCGAGAAGGCGCAGAAGGCGCGACTGGACCGCTACCTGGAGGACGAGGCAATACGCGGCCAGCAGAGCATGGACAAGCTGCTGGAGTCGGTGCGCACCAACAAGGAAAAGCGCGACAAGCTCAACAGGGAGCTGGACCGGAGCATCGCCGCGATTCAAGCCACGAACCCGGAAGACGAGCGGCTGCGCCCGGAGAACATCGCTGCTGCTCGGCGAGCCATCGACGAGAAGTACAAAGACCCGAAGACCCCGAAGGGGCCGAGTACTCCACTCGATCAGTCCACCGTCACCGAAGCGAAGAACCAGTTGGACCAGCTGCAGGCCGACTACAGGAACGCTGAGCAGAGCTTGCAGGCGCAGCAGCGGGCTGGGCTGCTCTCCTACGCCGACTATGTCGCCCGCCGCAGCGAACTGATCCGCCAAAACAAGGACCAGGTCACCGCAGCCTACCAAGCGGAGATCCAGGCGCTGGAGGCGCTGCGCAGCAAGAGCACTACCACTGCCGCACAGCGCATCAGCCTAGATCAGAAGATCGCCGACGCCCGCAGCAACATGGTGAAGGCACAGAAGAAATCCGACGCGGACCTGGAGATACTCCAAGTCAACGAGCAAGGCCGCCTCAAGAAGCAGGCCCAGGCGGTGAAGGCTTACGCCGACGCGTTGCAGCAGCAGCAAGATGCTCTCGCGCTGCAGGGGGAGCGGGCTGCGGCCGCCGTTGGGATGGGGGCGCAACAGCGCAGGCTGTTCGAGCAGCGCGGCAACCTCGACGATCGCTTCACCCAGCAGAGATTGGATCTTGCCAGCCAGTATGGCGACGGCTCGCGTGGCATGAGCCTCGACGAGTACAACGACAAGCTGCAGAAGCTGCAGGCGAACCACGTGGCGATGACCGAGCAGTTGCAACGCAACTACGTGGCCTTGCAGGTCGCGCAGGCAGACTGGACCAACGGTGCCCGCTCGGCGTTCGCCGACTATCTCGACTCGGCCAGGAACGTCGCGGGCCAGACCTACGACCTGTTCAGCAACGCGATGTCGGGCCTGGAGAACAGCGTCGTTTCCGCCGTAACAACTGGTAAGGCCAGCCTGGATGACTTTCTCCGTACGCTAGCGGCCGACTCCGCTCGTATGGCGACCAGGCAGCTCGGGGCATCGCTGCTCAGTAGCTTCGGACTCGGCGAGACCAAAGACGCTGGTAGCAAAGACCTGGCCGTAGGTGCCTCGGCGGTCTCGGCATCGGCCGGTGCCCTGGCAACCGCGGGAGGCACTCTCGTGACCGGCGCCGCGGCGATTCAGGCTGCAGCCGCATCGCTAGCGGCAGCGAACGGTGGCCAGGTGGTGAGCGGAGCAGCCTCTGCAGCGGGACAAACCGGTCCAGCAGCTGCTATTGCTGCCGCGTCGACCGAAGGCGCAGCCGCAATGGGTAGCGCGATCAGCGAAGCAACCACGTCGGGCGGCGGCACTCTGGCGAGCGCGCTGGCTGGAGTGTTTGGTCAGGGTGCCAGTTTGTTCGGCAACCTGTTCAGCAGCCTATTCGGTGGCGGTGCTGCTGGCGGCACTGGCGGTGGTGGCTGGTTGCAACTGGGCATGAGTGCCGCCAGTGCGTATTTCGGAGGTGGCTTTGCCGATGGCGGGCGTATCCAAGGACCAGGCACCGGCACCAGCGACAGCATCCCGATCCTGGCCTCCAACGACGAGTTCATGACCCGTGCCGCCGTGGTACGGCAGCCCGGCGCACTCGCGTTTCTGGAGCAGTTCAACCGGTATGGCATGGCTGCCCTGGGCGCCTGGGCGAACCCGGTCCGCCACGCTACGGGCGGCCTGATGGGGACTCCTGCTCCGGCCATGCCCGCTCCGGGCTTGGCTGCTTCGCGCCTGCACGAGCCCGCAAAGAATCTCAGCGCGACGCTGAAGAACAACCAGAACTTCTACCTGGTCGACGACCCCAGCCGCATCGGTGATGTGATGGCGGGTCGTTACGGCGACGAGGCAATGGTTCTGCACATCAGCCGCGACCCGCAGAAATTCCGTCAACTACTGGGAATCAACTGATGGCCACCGAATTCGGCACAGCCGCGAACCACGCCGACCTGGTCGAACGACTCGTCCAGTTCCTCACCGCCAACCCGACGCTCGTCGCGGCCGGCCAGGCCTACGAGAAAACGTTCGACAACACCATTCCCGCATCCGGGACGGCGATCGCGATTCGCCAGGTGACCCTGCGTGCTCCCGGCCTGGGCGGCGAAGACAGCATCTTCATGGGCGTCCAGTCCTACGGCGATACCGCGCTCGACTACTACAACGTCCGGCTGATGGGCGGTACCGCGTTCAATCCTGGCGCGCTCCCGCCGGGTGGCGACTTCTGGACGGCGTTCGTCAACTACAGCCCGCGAGTACAGCTGCTTGCCTGGAACCAGCCGATGCCCTACTGGTTCTTCGCCAACGGCCGCAGGTTCTGGCTGGTCGTCAAGGTCAGCACGATTTACGAGTCGGCCGGCGCGGGCTTCATCCTGCCACCCTGTCCGCCGTCGCAGTTCCCGTATCCACTGGCTGTCGTGGGCTCCTACCGTGGCGACGTTGCAACCCGCTGGTCCGACGTTAGCGACCGGCACCGGGGCATCAGCAGCCCCTACGAGCGCAGCTGCTATCTCCGCGATCCCGCCGGGCGCTGGCTCGGTTTCACTGTCGCAGGTGGGTCAGCCAACGAATCTGACTACAGCAATCGGACGCTCCTCCCGCTGGGCTGCGGCCGTTATGCGGGCAGCAGTGAAGCCGTTGTCAATCAGCTGCGGGATTCGTTCGGGAAGTTCCCCCTCAAGGCGTTGAGCCTCGTGACCCGCGAAACTGAAGGCAGGAGGTACTTGGGCGACTTCGACGGCGCCTGGTACGTCCCGACGCTCAACTCCGGCGCCGAAGACGTCATCACCGAGAACGGAGTCGATCACGTTGTTTTCCAGACGGCGTGGCGGTCTGGCAATCCCTGGCTCTTTGCAATTAGGGCGGACTGAACATGGCCTACTTCACCGGAACAGCGAACAACCCGTCGGATCTGCTGGGCAAGCTCCGCACCCACGCTGAAACCCTCGGCTGGGTCACCGACCGCGCCTCGGCATCGGAATGGCTTTGTCACAACGCCGACGGCTACTGGTCATTCAACGCCGGTTCCAATCAATGGCAGCTCGCCGGCAATACGGGGTTCGATAACGGCCTGGCGTGGAACGCGCAGCCGGGCAGCTCGGTGCAGAACAACCCGTATTCGTCGAAAGAAGCAACCATAGCGCAGCTCAGCGCCGGGCCATTCACGCGCTATCACCTGTTCGCCACCGCTGCCTATCTGCACCTTCACGTCGAAATCGCTGCCGGTCAGTTCCGTCCAGTGATGATCGGCTCCCTGAACAAGCGTGGCGTCGCCTATACAGGCGGTCAGTATGTTTGCGGCTCGTTCATCTACAGCCCTGGCCAAGCGCTGACAAACAATTGGTCGTCGCACCCCTTCGATGGCTATCACATTCGGTACAGTGGCGGCGGCAGCGTGCTGCGGCTAGACAGCCTCGACGGTAGCCCATCGCCGGACTGGTTGCCGTTCGACTACACAACGAACGTCTCCCGGCGCGTCGTCGGCCCCGGTCGCGGAAACTACAGCAGTCAGTACCATCCCGACGTGGGGCTGATCGACGCGAGCGCCAACGAGCTGATCAGCTCGACCAACGTTGTGCCGTGTGCAATTTATGCGTTCGGCGCTCAGCAGCGTTCGAGGTACATCGGCGAAGCGCCTGATTTCGGTCTGTGCCGGATGGACTTCCTCGCGCCTGGGGACTCGATCACGATCGGAACCGACACCTGGCGCGTCTTCCCTTTGCTGCAGCGCGGAACAGCAAACGATTTCGGCAACACCAGCGCGCTGGTCGGCTATGCATTCCGGGTGGTCGAGTAGAAATGGCGACCTTCCCCGGATTTCAAGTACCTCGGCCGGTCGAAGCGGTCGTTGCCGGCATCACCCCGAACATCTCCGCTCTGGGCTTGAACCAGGACATCACCCTGGGCTCGGCCAGCGCCTCGACCTTGGCTGGCAGCTATGCGGCACACCAGCCGGTTGACGTCATTCACTCGGCGTACTCGGCAGTTCACCAGTCCGACCTGGTCGAGAACTTCTACAACCGCATCTGGCTGATTCCTGGCCGATTGGATCTGGGGAACGTCGTGAGCGTGCAGGAACGTCCCGTCTCAGTTTGGAACGCCCACTTCACGCCCCGCACCCTGTCGCAGATCGATCGCGAGGACGCCGATGGCATCAGCCTGGCCGGCCAGCCGTCGCCGCCGTTGCCGTTCGCGGCGCTGCAGGAGCGCATCTGGACTGTGGCCGTGTCGACGGATGGACCGCCGGTAGTGGACGCGCGCATCGTCTGGCAACTGCAGGACGAACAGCCGTTGATCCTGGTCATTACCGGAAACCGGATCACCGCGTGGCCGTTTGCGCCGGACTGGGCTGATGGCGTGCAGGAGTCACTGGAGTGGTTGACCGAGCTGCTGACCAGCACGTCGGGAGTCGAGCAACGGCGATCGCTGCGCCTGTCACCCCGGCGTTCATTCGAAGCCGAGTTCTACGCGGAGGGGCGCGAGCGAGTGCTCCTCGACCTAAGCCTTGCAGGCTGGGGTGGGCGAATCTGGGCGCTGCCGGTGTGGCCGGACATCCAGTTGCTGGCAAGCGTCACCGCGGCCGGCGCGCTGACGGTCGAGTGCGATACGCGCTGGCGGGACTTCCGGGCCGGGGGCCTTGCGCTGCTGCGCGGTGAGTCAGCATTCGAGTACGAGGTCGTGGAGATCCAGGACCTGGCGGCGTCGGCCATTCAGCTTGCGCGCCCGGTTCAGCGGCGCTGGCCGGCCGGCTCCCGCTTGTACCCCATTCGCACCGCACAGCTGACGGAGCAACCGGCGCTGACCCGGCTGACCGACACCCTCTACAGCGCACAAGCGCGGTTCCTGGTGATGGACAGCAGCGACTGGCTGGAGGTCATGCCGACGGCAACGTACCGGGGCTGGCCTGTCCTCGAGCAGCGGCCCGAAGAGTCCGAAGACTTGTCCCTGTCGTATCAGCGCCTGCTCGATGTCCTGGACAACGAAACCGGCCTGCCGCAATTCGCCGACCAAGCTGGGGTCGGTTTCCCGGTGCATGGCTTCCGCTGGCAGACCGAGGGCCGAGAGGAGCACGCGGCGCTGCGCAGCCTGCTGTACGCCCTGCGCGGCCGACAGAAAGCGATCTGGATTCCGACCCATGCCGCCGACCTGGTGCTGGTCGACACAGTGGCTGCGACCAGCTCCGTCCTCGATGTCGAGCTGTGCGGCTTGGCGCGGTTCTTCAGGGCTGATGCTCCCGGCCGGCGCGATATCCGCATTGAGCTGTTCGGCGGGCAGGTCTTCCACCGCCGCATCCTCGACGTCAGCGAGCTGAACGTCGACGTCGAGCGCCTGGCGATCGACAGCGCGCTGGGCAGCGTTGTCCGGCCGAGCGACGTCGCACGCATCTCGTTCATGACACTTTGCCGGCAGGACAGCGACAGCGTGCAGATCACCCACGAAACCGACACCGACGGCATCAGCACAGCCAGCACGGTGTTCCGAGGAGTACGCGATGAGCTTCAGTGATCGCGAGCGGTCCCTCGCCGATGGCCAGGCGATCAGCTTATACGACTTCCGACTCGGCCCGATCCGTTGGACCTACACAACAGCGAATCGAGACATCGAGTTCAACAACATGACGTTCCGGGCGCGGCCGGTGAGCGACGATGGACGGCGCATGACCGGCCAAGTCAGCGCCGACATCATGACGGTTACTGGCCCGAGCGACTTGGAAGTCGCGCAGCTGTACCGGGGCGCTCGGCCATCGAAGGCTCCAACACTGACCGTCTGGGACATCCACTGGAACGAACCGCAGGGGCTTGTGGTGTGGATGGGCAGGATCGACGAGGTGAACTGGCCGGCCGACAGCCGGGTGCAGATCAAGTGCCGGCTGCTCGGCACCGAACCGCGTACATCGATCAGCCTCGCATGGGGACGTGAGTGCCCTTACACGGTGTTCGATCACAACTGCCGGGCAGACCGCGAGCAATACCGCGTGCCGTTCACGGTCGAGTTGCGTGATGGCAACAGCGTGACGGGGGCCGGCAACGCGATCGGCGGCTACCCCGATGCTTGGTTCCGCGGAGGCTACGTCGAGTGGGACAGCGGCCAGGGAGTGATCGAGCAGCGTGGCATCCAGCAACACACCGGCAACCGCCTGGTCCTGGTCGGTGGCACCTCGCTGTTGGCTCCTGGTACTCGGGCTGTCGCGTTCCCCGGATGTGATCAGCTCATCCAAACCTGCAACGACAAGTTCAACAACACGGCGAACTGCGGTGCAGTGCCATTCCTTCCGGGCAAGTCGCCGTTCGACGGCGATCCCTGGTGGTAGGAGTCATCCATGTGGGTGCAAATCGCGATTCTGGTCGCGTCGTATCTGATCAGCAGCGCTACTTCTGCGAAAGCGCCGAAACCGAAACCTGAGGCGCTGACTTCCGAAGATCTTCCGCAGACCGAGGACGGCACTGGCCACTACGTGATCTTCGGCGATGTGTGGATCGAGGACTGGATCGTCCTCGGGACCGGTCACGAGCGGATGCAGGCAGTCAAATCGAAGGGGTCGAAGAAGTGACGGATCTGATCATCACAACAGCGCATCTGCGCAGTGTACCGGGGCTGACCAGCCGGCCGGGTTACTGCGTATCCGGTGCGCGCGCTTGGTTCAATGCCCATGGCTTGGACTGGCACCGGTTCGTTGCCCAGGGAGTCGCGGCATCGGTGCTTGAGGCTACCGGTGACGAGCTGGCCCTGCGCCTGGTCAGCCACGCACGTGCGGAGGCGAGCAATGGGCGGCCGTAGCAAAGCGCAAACTGTCGGCTTTCGCTACCTCATGGGCATTCTCATGGGTTTTGCCAGGGGGCCGCTGGATGAGCTGGTCGAGATCAAGGCAGGTGATCGCACTGCATGGAAAGGATCGGTCAAGAGCAACCAGACGATCCAGATCAATGCCGGCGAATTGTTCGGGGGAGACAAGGCCGAGGGCGGCATCGTTGGGCCGCTGGACGTCATGTTCGGCGCCCCGGAACAACCGGTGAATCCTCGACTGGCGGCGATGGTGGGCGGCCTGGTACCTGCGTTCCGCGGGGTCACTACTGCTTTCTTCGACGGGCAGCTCTGCGCGATGAACAAGTACCCGAAAGCCTGGATGAGCCGGTGGCGACGAGCGCTCAACGGATGGGACGGTGGAACCTGGTATCCCGAGAAAGCAGTGATCAGCCTGGCCGGCGACCAGGTGAAGGCGATGAACCCCGCTCACATCTTGTTCGAGTGCCAGACCAACCGCGACTGGGGCCGTGGCAAGGATCGCGGTCTGCTGGACCAGGCGTCATATCGCACGGCCGCAGATACGTTGTTCGCCGAGGGCTTTGGTCTGTGCCTCAAGTTTCGCGTGGCAGACGAGTTGGACAACTTCGAGCAGACCGTCCTCGATCACATTGGCGCCACTCAGTTCCTTTCTCGATCGACCGGACTCTGGACGCTGCGGCTGATCCGTGACGACTACGACGTCGCGACGCTGCCCGTATTCGATGAGGACAGCGGGCTGCTCGGGATCGACGACGACAGCATCACATCGCTCGACGGCACTGCGAACCAGTTCGTCGTCGTCTGGCATGACCCCATCACAAACACCGACCGGCGTGCCCGTGCGAAGAATGCCGGCGCGATCCGCGCGGCCGGCGGCGTGATAACGACGACGAAGGAGTATCCGGGCCTACCCACCGGCGAGTTGGCCGGCAGGGTGGCGGCGCGCGACTGCAACGTGTCGACGTCGGCTATCCGCAAGCTCCAGGTGCGGCTCGATCGGCGCGCCTATGCGCTGAACCCTGGCGACGTGTTCTGCGTTCGCAGCCGGAAGCGCGGGATCGAACGGATCGTCCTACGCGCCGGAAAGATCGACTATGGCACCCTCACGAAGGGCACCATCGCAATCACCGCGCTGGAAGACGTGTTCGGACTGCCGGCAGCCGGGACGTCCGCAGTACAGCCGCCGAACTGGACCCCGCCCGACCGCACCCCGCGGGTCATTGCGACCCGCCGGCTCATCGAGGCGCCGTACCGCGACCTCGCGGCGGCACTGAGCGATGCGGATCTCGCCCAACTGCAGCCCGAGACGGGTGTCCTCGCCGTGATGGGCATGCGGCCGTCCGGCCTGCAGATGAACTACGCGCTGCTCAGCCGCGTGGGGTCTGCACCATTCGAGGAGCGCACGTCCGGCGACTTCTGCCCGGTCGCGACGATCTCAGCAGATATCGGCCGGGGCCTGACCAGCGTCAGCGTCACGCTTGGCCAAGGGGTTGACCTTGACCTCGTCGAGGTGGGCTCGGCCGCGATGATCGATGACGAGATCTTCCGCGTCGACGCGATCAACGCCGCGGCCGGCACCGCGGTGCTCGCGCGGGGATGTGTCGATACGGTGCCAGCGCCGCATGAGGCCGGCGCGCTGATCTGGTTCTACGAGGATTGGGCGACCGAGGACACGCGTGAGTACGTGACCGGCGAGACAGTGAACGTGAAGCTGCTGAGCCGCACCAGCTCGGCGACGCTCGCAGAGAGCCTCGCGCCGGTCGACTCGCTGCGAATGAACCAGCGCCAGGCGCGGCCTTATGCGCCTGGCCGGGTGCTGGTGTGTGGTGTGGCGTACCCGACGAAGACCTACGGTGTGCTGACCGTGTCGTGGGCGCACCGCAACCGGCTGCTGCAGGCCGATCAGCTGGTTGACTCGTCTGCGAGCAGCATTTCGCTGGAGGCTGGCACGACATACACGCTGAGCATCTACAGCGGCACAAGCCTGAAGAAGTCGTACACCGGCCTCACCGGCACGACCTGGACTTACCCGGTCGAGGACGACATAGCGCACGGGCTGCTGCCGGTGCTGCGCATCGTGCTGTTCAGCGTTCGCGACGGTCTGCAGAGCTGGCAGCAGCACGACATCACAATCGAACGACACGGCCTTGGCTGGCGGCTGGGCGAAGAACTAGGAGGCGTTTCCGCATGAGTCTTACGATGGGGCCGAACACTGGCCTACTGATCAACGGCACCCCCGGTGAGGGGCATTACAGCGAACTGATCCGCATGTTGCGCTGGGATGACTTCCTGCGCCAACCGGTCGTCAAGGGGCGCGTCGCCACGTTGCCCACAAGCGGCCAGGTCGAGGGCGACACTTACATTTTCACCGGCAGCGGCGCGAACCAGAACCGAATTGCACGCTGGTGGGCAACAGGTGCGACGACGCCCATTTGGGAGTACATGCCGCCACGACTGGGCTGGCGGGTTCAGGTTGCGAACGAGGCCACGCCTGCTGGCCAGGTCAAGACGTATGAGTTCGGGGCCGGTGGCTGGACGGAACTGGTGGGCGGGATGGCCGACGCGCCGAGCGACGGAAAGGCATATGCCCGCGAAAGCGGCGCCTGGACGGAGCTGGGATCGGCAGCGAAATCGGCGCTCAACGTTCTGCCGTTCATGAACCTGATGCCCGACATGGGCCGCTTCGCGGGAACCGCAGCCAACCCTCTGGCTACGATGTTCACAACGTCATGGACTCCAAGCACCTTCATCAATGGCTGGAACGGCGCCACCCTCGCAGATGGGGGCAAGTTTGTGTTCGACAACAGCACGAACGGCGGGGCGGGGCCGGCGCTCAATGCGCGGGTGCAGGCGCTTCTCGCGGCAATGGGCCGGACGTGGACGTCAGTGTCCCGATACGGGGTCGAGTTCTTCACCACGGTGCTGACAGCGGGATCGCAGACAACTACCGGCTCGGCCGGCGCGGATGGGGTTACGCGGTATCTGTGCTGCTCCAACGGCAGCAAAACCGTGTTCAACGCGGGCGCGTGGGCGACGGTCGTCATGTGGTTGCGGGTCGAAAGCGGCTCGGCTCATATCTCGTCGGCGCCTTATACGACCCATCGCCTTTGGATCAATGGCGCTGTCGCTGCTCCTGGCGTGGTGCTGCCTGCGAACCAATGGGTGCATCTGCGGTTCTCGATGCAGTCATATAACGGCTATGACAACGCGTGTCCGTACATCTACGCATCCGCAGGGGCTCAGATCGCGTTTGCATGCCCGGCGTGGTTCGGTGGCCTCGTCGATCCGGGTATCCACGTTGCACCCATCCTGACAATCAACGGAGCAAGCGCATGACCATGAAACGAGTCCTACTGAAAGGCGACTTCTTCGCGGAATGGGATGGCACACTGGACGAGGCCGCTGCACTCGCTGGCGTCCCTGTCGGCGACTTGGCGTTCCACCCGGATGACGTGCTGGCCGAGGTCCAGGAGCTGCGCCGCCAGGCCTATCGCACCGAGTCCGACCCGCTGCGCCTGGAGGCCGAGTTTGACGCCATAGCCGCTGGTACCGAGCCGGACTTGGCGGCATGGGTCGCAGCCGTCCAGGCGATCAAGGAGCGCTATCCACTCCCATGA